CTTTATCCTTACTGCTTACACACACAATAGTATATCTATCAACCGCTTTATCGCCAAAGTCATATACTCTTACTTTTACCTTCACGCCATTGGCGTTTGTTATAATATTATTCATACGCACCTCCTTTGTTGTTCACTATCCGACTAATCTATTTCCTTCCCATATAAGGTATATGAGCCACACCATCCACGACTCTCATTCGATACCCGAATATGATTCACAGGTTTATTCCCCGCCATACAATTAGCGTAAGATAATACCGC